CTGCTGGTGTGGATAAAAAATGACGATTAAAACTTTCTTTAAAAAAAGCCTGTTCTTGTGAGGTGGCGTTTCTACTTCCTCCTTTACTAAATCCTTGAGCTTGCGGTCCTTTTTTAGGAGGAGGACCAAATCGTTTACCCTTCATTTTTATTCTCCTCGTTTTCTATTTTACGTTCCATCAAATCAAGTTTTTCGTCTGCAACCCTAATTCTTTCTTGTCCTGCAGATTCCGAATCTTCTCGTTTCATTTTTTCTAAATCAAGTTTACCTTCAAACTCACCAAGTTTTCTTTGTTCCTCTACACTAAATTCTTGAGCTTTTCTTTGCATGTCCATTGCTTTTAAATCTAATTCTCTTTGTTTTAACATGACTAATGGATCTTCTTTTGCTCCTTCTTGTGCTACAAGTTCTTGTGTTAATATAGATACTTGTCCTGCAATCAAACTTTCTGTTTCTGCTTGAAATGCTTCTAAACTTTCTTGTTTTAATTGTTGTAATTTAGGGTCATCTAACACCATTAAGGCTACAACTGCTCTAGCTTTAAAAGAAATGTGCTCTGAAACATGAGATTGTAGTAAAGCATATACCATCGGGTTAATTTGAACCATTCTAGACTTCATAAAGGATACATGTGTCATAATATGGGCATCATGGTTCTGATACGGAAACACCTGAGGTATTTGCATACGCAAAGCCTCTGCATTTTCTATTGCAGGGTCTTTTGGTTGCGGGGGTTTTTCTGGTTTTAACAAATTATCTATCTGTTTTGTACCCAAAGCTTCGTAAACACGTCTATACGCCTCTCTTACATTATGCATTTGTGGATTTGTTTGTGCAATTTGCAATTGAGTTTGAGCTAAAGTAACTCTTTGAGCCATTGAGAAGATATTTGGGTCTGCAACCGGTATAACATCAACTTGATCACTAAAATCTGCGACTTTTACCATGCGATTTCCACCATAAACTGCATACGGGTAGATTGGAGGCAAATATTCGCCAAAAACTTTAGCTAAAAGTCTAAATTCTTGTCTCATTCCATAATAAAGACGCTTGTGAATCGCACTCATGACTCTTGAGCCACGCTCCAAGAGAGCCATTGTAGTACCAACTGCCCTGTTTTGTTGATCATTGCCTATTGCCATGTCAGCGATTGAGGCAAAACGTTGTCCTGCTTGTACAACAAAACCTAATAATTGAAATAAAGTCCCACTGGGTTCTTTAAAAGGTAAAATTTGAAACTGATCTTTAATGTTACCGCCTGGAGCATCTACATCTCTAAACTCTCCTGGTTGAAAAGGTTGATCATCGTCCCTGATTCTTAAACCTCTTGATTTAAAACCTGCAGGTAAATTACTTAAAGTTCCTGCGTCTAATAATTGTCTTAATGCAGCTGTTGCAGTTTTTGACAATCCACCAATCATGTGTATTAAACCAAAACCATAAAACCCTAGCCCTGGTAAAAATTTATAATGTACAAAATATTCTTTTCGTTTTGTTAAATCATCATCAGGATAATAATTTCTGTACATAGATAAAATTTCTCCCGAGCCTTCATCAATGGTAACTATGTAGGGTATTTTAATATTTTTTTCATCATTAGCTGATTCGTACTCGTCTAAATCTAAATCAACATGCATCTCTAAAATGTTATGTTGATAATCTCTGTCTCCTTGTTCTTCAACACCTTCCATTTGATTATATTTATCTTGTATTTGATTGTCGTCTTGCATTCCAGGTGAAATGACTACATCTCTATAAAATCCCGCACGTTGTTTTTTTAAAACATCGTTCTCACTCATTTTAATAACATGAGTTATTCTTTCACAATCTTTTAAATCAGACGCATAGTAGGGTACAACTAAATCTTCTGCAGGAACAAACTTACTAACTGCTCGTTGCATGATTTCATCGTAATATATTTTTTTAAAAGTGGATCCTGCAAGTGGTAAGTAAAATAACATTTGATCAAATTCCGGAGTGTACTCTTCCATTTGATCCATGATCATGTAGTTCATAAACTGTTGCACTCTATCTGATTGTGCTTCTATAGCCTCAGTGGCATCGCCGACTATTTGTGTGCGAACAGGTCCGTCACTTGGTAAAAGTTCTTTGTAAGCTTGAGCTTGAAATTGTGTTACTGATTCTGCAAGTAAGGGATGTGTAACTGTACTAGCTCCGGCAAAAGGACCTTGCACATCTGTGTATTTAAAACCTAATAAATCTAAACCAGAGGTGTACCCTTTTTCCCATTCTTTTCTAGATTCTCTATCTTTTCTGTAGTCAGACAAAAGACCACTAGCCAACCGACCAAGTGTAGTATCATCCATATCCTCCGCAAGGTTAACATAAAAATCCTCCTCTTCCTCAACAACAGGTTCTTGTACTTCGCCTTCTGTGACCTCTACGTCTACCGCTTCAGGTAGCTCAGAAGTTTCTAGCTCCTCTATATTTTCTTCATCATCCATTAGTATAACTTTGTTTTTTTGCCTTTGATTTCCATTTTTTGAGGCACCTCTATAATACCTCCGTTTGATACCATTTTTGCGCTTCTAAAAGACTTAGTTCTTATGTCTTCTACTTCATCGCCGACAATCGCAGGAAACATAGATTTATAGCTTCTTCTACGCGCGTTATCTTTGCCTCTTACATCTGAAATTAAATCAGGTTCTGTAAATTTTTTTGTCTTTGGTTTTTTACTAAAATAGGCAAATGGATTAGGTATCATGCTATCCATGTAATCGTCTTGATACTCTTGTTTTTTTCTTTTATAGTAGCTTTTCATTTTTGACATAATTTATTCTACCATTTAAACAGGTCTACGACTAGACCTCCAGTTTTCTTATAAAGTTTAAAAGGAGTGCCTCTCATCTCTGGTGTAATTTTAATAGCAAATGCTTCATAATACAAGTCTTTGTCTAAACTATCCATTTCTTTTACTTCAAATGTTATGTTTGCCGGTAAAGACTGCGCGTCAATTCTTTGCATTAGAGCCTGTTTTGCTTCTGCCTCAGTTGCAAAAGCTCCGTAATGTTCGTTTGTTGCTTCCATATTTTTATATTTTAAATTTTCAATAGCCTTTGGTTTAGCTTCACTTCCTATTATTTTAAAAGGTTTTGTAATGTCTGATTTTGCTATTTTAATAGTTTTAGCTTCTGTGCCGTATTGTTTTGCTAGTTTTTTAAAAACTTCAGGTATAAAGGCAGTTTTCTTTGTATTAGTCAATTTTGATTCTCCACCTTTTGTAGATTGAAAAACACCAGGGATACCTGTGCTACCATCGGGGGCTCCATAGTTCAACCAATTACCTTCTAGTCCTGAACCTTTTCCTTGTGTTTCCCCTGTTTGTTTAAGAGCCAGTGTTCGTGTTGTAGGATTCACAGCTACCCATTGTACTTCGGGATCTAATCGTGGAGCATTTTTAATAACGTTTTTAATAACAAAATCATTATAACTTTGTGGATTTAAAAAAGGTAAAAAGTCTGCATTACTTCTGATGTCTTGAGGTATAGATTCCCCTGCCATGTTTGCAGTATTTTGTAAAGCTTTCACTTCATCATTAATAGTATTTATTTCTTGAGTTATTCTAAAACGTTGGTCGTTGGGTAGTGTTTGCGCATTATCTCTTAACTCTTTTGATAAGACATCTCCTCTTGCTTGTCTTATGGCTATATCATCCTCATACAATAGTTTAGCTGCATCAAGGTTAAAAGTATTTACCCTTTTTGTTTTACCCCCTTCTCTTTTCAAAGTATTTAATGCTTGTTTTTGTGCATCAGATTGTATTTCATCAATAGCTGCAACTTTAACATTTGGGTTTTCGTGAAAATGTCTTATCCCATACCGAGCATAGGCAATTACATTTGGTATGTTCCTAAAATGCGCTTGTGATAAGTTTTTAGCTGGCATTAAATCTGGTGGTATCTGATAAACATCTTCTACATATTCCAAAGGACCATGAACTCTATAGGGGTGTTCTTTTGCATATAAAGGTGTTTTAAAGTTTCTTGGTTTGATTAGGGTATCGTGAAGTTTACTAAGTTTTTCAAACCTTGGTCTTAAATTTTCGCCATATGTTTTTTCAAAGGCATCTTCTAAAAGTTCTCGTTTTTGTGATGAAGT